TATGTTGTTCCTGTTAGCTGTGTCGGTGTTGCGAGAACGTATGTGTCGTTCGTCATACTTGTTTGCAAGGTCGGATTCGTTACTGATGTGCCCGTTACAAGGGCAAGGGGACAGTCATTTCCTGCATCATGAGAGTAAATCATTGCAGATGCTGTTCCCCCACCTGCGGCACGTTGTTCACGAATAACATATTCAGTAATCGTAGAATCTGCCGTGACTGTAATTTTCGTCGCCGTCCATGCATTATTGCTCGCGTCCGTGGCTGTCGTAAGCCTGTCAATCAGGAGGGTCTGATTGTCAATGGTACATACGCCGCCCGTCGCACCCGACCCGACGACCATCTTGGCAAGTTGGATTTCCTCAGCAGGGCAAAGTGACGCAGACAAAAGAATCACGAGACTGAAAAATATGGACAGGTGTCGTTTCATATCTCACCTCAATCTATCGTGTAATAAAAACACATTGTCGCAAAGGTATTCGTCCCCGTTACCGAAGTCGTATGCCACCAGATGCCGTTATTCGCCGCGATGCCGGGGTTATCGAGTACACCGCCATCAGAGGTATTAGCAGTCCAGACACTTGCGACCGTGGCGTCTATGTCTACATCCACAGGTGTCAGAGAAGTACATACTCCACTCGTGCCGGTGCATTCATCGAACTGACCCTGCAGGTCGGTCGATCCGATATGATAGATCCTCACGCCCGTAATTGTGATGGCATAAGGAAATATTGCCACGGGGAAATCATCTGTGGCGACCAGGGCCTTCACCGTCGTGCAGTTGGAGAAGACCTGCGCCTTTGTCAAGGCAGTCTGCAATGCCCCATTCACAATAAACTTTGGGACACCTGCCACGAAGACAAGGCCATAGGTTGAGGCCGTTGGCGAGAAAGTCGAATTATTTCCCATTAGCAGTTGCCGAGAGCCGTCAGCGGCATTGGGAACGCTGGAAAGGGCGAACGTGCCGTCAGAACCGCACTGATAATATGCGCCCGTGTCCGTAGCATAATAGATCGCCGGGGCGGAACAAGACCCGGGAAGGTTGGCGGCAATACCTGCGGAATAGGGAAGACCGCTACCTATGCCTGCCGGCATAGGGGGAATGGCAGATGCGGTCCCGAAAGTAAAAAAGATCGATAAAATTGCAAGAATGATTTTGATTTTTTTCATGTCTGCTTACCTCGAAAAAATCAATTCAATGCTGTAATTCGCGCTATCCGTCGCCTGGTTGGATACCGTCACAGTGATCGTCGAAGTTATCGGCGGATATCGATATGATGATATAAAGGAACTATATGGCACGACGTCATAAGTCGCCGTCGGATGGATTAGATTAGCGCCTTTGCCTCCGAGCAGATCCTGGCCATTCATCAACACTGCGACATCGGCCGCATCCGGCGCTGTTCCACCCGGCGTGTGATATGCCTTGACTGAAGCGAGCCAATAGAAACCCGTTATCAAATCCATAATGTCCGAACCGACGGTCTGCGTCGGTATGGATCCGTCTGTCGAATCGCCGGTACAGACAAAAACGACTTTCACAAAACTTCCGGGACCGTATGTATATGGAGTCTGGACGCATGATCCTGCGACTGCCCATGCATTTGAGGCCATCAACATAACGGTCAAGATGATGGAAATAATCATTGCGGTAATTTTTTTCATATTCATGTCCTCTTTGAAAGAAAGGCGGGGCGACGGAGGAAAGCAATCACCCCGCCCGGGGAATGCCTGCGGTTCAGTTATCGTCTTTATAGTTTCGCTTCTGCGTACGCTCCATCACTGCCGGCCGTGTAGTGCAGAACGGCCTTGAAACTGCCGCTGCCTTGGGTTGCATCAGAGGACAGGATACCGATGGTTCCGACGAAGTCCTGGCCGCCCACAATCTGTGGCGATGTCGGGAGCACATCGGAAAGGCCCGGCGAATCTGTGATCACCGCGGCTGTCGCCACTGCTCCGCCGACCCAGACGATCCTTCCGCCCTGGCCGAGGCTGGTGATGGCGGCGCACTTGGCGCACATCGGGTTAGCCGCGATCACAGGCGTCGTGAACGTGCAGTTGAAGAGAACCTGTGTGGCGTTTGCGGAACAGGCGACGACAATCTCCAAAAAGAGCTGATGCACGAAGATTCGTCCGAAGACATTGAATAATTCGGTCTGCACTCCGCCGGTCTTCAGATACGTAGCATTCGCCAAGATCGCAGTTTCGACTCTCAGACCCAGTTTGAGATCGCTGATCGTCTCAATTGTTGATGGGGGATAATTTCTCACTTTTTCTTCCTCCTTCTCGTCTTTTGCTTTAGAGGCATCCGTCGCCGGATTGCCTGTGACACTTATCTTTTTCGCCTTCCCCATCAGTCTTGATTGCCGTCTGCGCCGAAATAGGACTTCCGGCGGACTCCGCCTTCAGCTCCATCTTGAACTTCTCGAGAGCCAGGGCGATTTCCTGCTTGATGAGGAATTTTACGGTTTCGATTTGATCTTTTCGCATTTTTGCGTTCCTCCTTGGATGATGGAGCGATCCCTTCGGACCGCTCCATTCACCGGTTAATCGTAAAGCGCCGTCTCCGGATGGTCTCCAATAAATCGCGCCCCATGGAGAACTGCGAAACAGGAATAGAGAGTTGTGTCAAGGTCGGCAATATTCAGTTCGACACAGTCCATACCGCCGGCCACATTCAGCATCGCGCTGTTGATCGGAATGCAGTACATGCGGTTTGCAACCACATCCGGCTGGAAGGTATTGACGCCCGCAGCCAGACTCATGTGGACCATGATGTCCTCATTGACCTGGATCCCATTGGCCTTGGCGGTCTTGCCGCCGGAGAACGTCAATGTCTCGCCGTCGACGAAGGTCGTGCCGTTGAAGCTGTAGCATACCAGCCTGTCTCCAAGATCTTCGGCCACGTAGCTTATTCCGCCGCCGGCGCCTGTGACGGTTTCTCCGGCTGCCGCCGCCACGCCCGTTGAAGGGGACTTGTACTTCAGGATATGGCCTGAGCGGTAATATTCGGTAAAGGCCAGGGCCGTGGCCGCCGAGCTGACGCTTACGCCCTGCTCAAGGGTTATTGCACCCGCCTTTGTGATCGCGCCGAGTATGATCCAGATGTCGGCATTGTTGTAATTCTTCATGCTGAATATGTCGCCTGCAATCGCCCCGTCATGGCTGTAGGGGAATGTAAACGGCACTATGGTATATTTTCCGTTGATTCCAAACATCGTTATATCCTCCTTCTGGTTGGCCGGGGCCGCGGCCCCGGCGGTGATTAAGAATTATCTGGCCTCGAGCGCCACGAAATGAGACTGCGTCGCATCCGGACCGCCTTTGTACGGCGTAAGTGCGGAGGCACGGACGGGCTGGCCGTCTACTCTCAATACGAAGCGGAAGACGCTTTCATCATATTCGAACCTCACATGTATCGACATGTCGGCCTGGATCCCGCCTTTCTGCGCCAGGATATAGCCGTTCAGGTCGGCGAGAACGATATCTCCGACGTCGCCGAGTGCGGCGCACTGTTCGATTGGAACCACGGGACGGCCAAGAAGCATCCCGTAAGGCGCCCCGGAAATTCCTCCTGGCGGCATAAATACGAGCTGGCCGCCGGTGCCGACGGCGATCGACATCGTGTAAAGCTGGGGAAGGGTCATCTGGTTGATGTACCAGGACGCATTTAAGTAGCTGGATGCGAATATCCGGGACGACATGTTGATGACGTTTTGCGCCACGATGGTGTCGGCCTTCTGGCCGGCTTCCTTTTTCACGGTGACGAGACAGCCGGCATTGAGAATGCCAAGCGGCTGTCCAGCGCCGTTCCCGTTGAGAATCGCATCGTCGATCTGGAAACCGAATTCATTCGGGAACGCGTTCCTGATGAATCCCTCAAGTGCGGCTGCGTCATTAAGGAGCTCATCCGTGGCATAGCAGAGGCCGATCAGTTTCTTGAGGTTCAGTTCGATCTGGCGGAACTTCGGCTTGCTCTTCGTCTTCTCCGAGGCTTCGTTCTGCCAGTAAGCCACGATGCCGCCGAAACGGCTGGATACGCGCGACGTCTCATCAACGCCGTTTATCTTGATGGAATTCGCATTGCTGCTGATCGGCTGGGGACGGCATCTCGGAGCCAGGATACCCGTCTTGATCGCCTCCTGGAGCAGTTCCTGCGCAAAGTCCGGCTGCACAAGGAAACCGCCGTCTGCGGGAACGCTCTCATTCAATCCTGCGGCCGCATTAAAGAGCCGCGGATCAACCGCTCCGCCCTGACGGCATGCTTCTATAACCGCAACAAGCTGCTGGCCAAGGCTTGAGAATCTGTCTCTGTTCTCTCTTTCAGATTGCCCCATATCTCCATCCCGAACGGATGCAGGCCGGGACGGCGTCGACAGCGCCACGTTTATCCCTTCTTTCCTCTCGAGCTGGGTCACCATCTCCTTCATGCCCTCGATCTCATCGTTGACCCTGGCGAAATATGCGACTTCATCCTTTGTGAGGTTGCGGTTTTCCGCTGTCGCCTTGGCCTCAATGTCGTTCATCTTCTTCATGAGGTCCTTAATTTCCTGTTTGTATTGAGTAATCGTTTTCATTTTTCTATCTTCCTCCTGAAAGTCAGTTCGTTCCGGTAAGTTTATCGCCCAACTCGAGCAGCTCGCTAACCGCATCCTTCGTTCCCGCGGAACCCAAATCAACGTCCCGTTGTCTTGCCGCAGGTTCGGCGACGGATTCGTCTTCATCCCGAAGATTGTCCGTATAACCTTCCGCAAGGATCGTCTTTGCCGCCTTGGCGCTGAAACCTCCGTCCCGGAGGATCCGCTCCGTTTCTCTTGCCGTGGGCATCTGCCTCTTTCCTAATATGCTCTCCGGGATTTTCCTAAATCCCAGTTTCATCATAATGGGTGAATATTTCGCGCAGGCAGCCATGTCCATCTTGCCGCTGATCTCATCTACGAATCCGGCCTGCTTCGCCTCGTCGGCGCTCATCCACGTTTCCGCATCGAGAAGGCTCTTGATCTCATCTGACGTCTTGCCGCTCTTTGAGACGTACGCCCCCATCATCGAATTGCAGATCTTGTCCAGGATATCGGCCATCTTTCTCATATCGTCCGCGTTTCCGATGACCAGGCCAAACGGATTGTGCATCATGTAAATCGCATTCTCGGCCATGACGACCTTGTCGCCGGCCAGGGCGATCACGGATGCGATGGAGGCGGCGATGCCGTCGATGTAAGTCGTGACCTTTGCCGGATGGTTTTTAATCGCGTTATAAATGGCATTGCCATCGAAGACCTCGCCCCCGGGGGAATTGATGTGCATGTCTATCTTCTTGTTCTTCACGGCGTTCAGTTCCTGGATGAAATCCTTCGCGCCGATGCCCCAATATCCAATCTCGTCATAGATCCAAATCTCAGAGGAATCGGCCTGGTTCTTTATCTCATACCAGGACATGGCCTTATTGCCGTCGATCTTGTCGATCAGCACACCGGCGGCGTCGTAAATATCGGTCGCGCTCTGTTGCGCGGCCCGTTGCCTGATAGCGATGAGCGCAGAGCGGTAGACCTTGCCGTTCTTTCCAAAGGGATAATGATATGCTGCCTTCGTCTCTTGATTCGCGTCGGGATCGATGCCAAGATGCCACTTGGAATATTCACTCCAGTCGGGAGGGTCGCCTAAGATCTTATTGCCATCATCCGCAGAAAATGACCAACTGCTTGTCTTGTCCACCTTGCCGGCGTCTACCAGACTGCCCGCGTGGGCCTTTCCCTTTGAATTCAATTTGACTGCCATCGCTTAACCTCCGATTTCGTGAATCTTTGTAGTATGCATCGGGATCCTCTTTGGCGCTGGCGCAGGCGACCGTCCCGGGATGACAGGCGGCGGCGCCGGCTCTTTCCCCACATCTTCGACTGCGACCATATTGAGAGGCACGTAATACTTATCGCCGCCATCTATCGGATCCATATCTTCTCTCTCGCGAATGTCGTTCTGGGACATCGCACCGATCATGAACATTTCCTTATAGAAGGTCGCCCGGGAAGCATGGTCGCCTCTCAGAAGGCCTTCAACGATGTGCTTGAAATAGAGTCTGCCCCTGCCGGAAAGGGCCCTCTCACTTGGAGTCAGGAGCTGCATGTTGTAATTCTGCTCGAAGCGGACGAGCCAGGGAAGCAGCGTATCGATGACGAACGACGTCTGCTCCGATTCGATATTACTGAATGAAGATTTTGAGAGGTCCTTCAGTTTGTGCGGAGGAAGGTTGAACCAGCGCGCGATGTCGGGAATCTGGAATCCCCTGGTTTCGAGGAACTGGCAGTCGTCCGGAGGGATGCCGTACTTCTCGACCTTCATTCCTTCTTCCAAGACCATTAGTCGGTGGGCCTTTCCGAGACCGCTTTGCTGCTTGCCTAACGAGTCCTCGATATTTTTTTTCGCCTGCGCGGATAACGACTGCGGATGAGAAACAACCATTCCCGGATTTGTTCCGTTGCCAAAGAACAAGGAGCCGAACGATTCAAGGGCCACCCCGAGGCCGATGGATTTCCGCGCCATCGCGATCACGGAATATCCCTGGAAGCCGTCAAAGCCGAGGCCGGGAACGTGCAGGACGATTTCCCGGGGCAGGTCGATGTTGTCATTTCCCACTCGGACCCGATAGACGAGATTCCCATTCTCCATCCGGATCCGCACGCGATTCGGGGTTATCGGCCAGAGTTCCCGCAGGTTTCCGTATCCGTCGCGGACCTTCTCTGCATAGCAGTTGCCCCAGGTGAGCACATGCGCGGTCATGACCTCGCGGAACGCCATCGCCGTCATGAAGGGGTTCGCCTGGTCGTGCAGGACGCGATACGCCGGAAGATCGTCTGCAATGCGCTTGGAATCTTCCTTTCTCTGCATCAGATGCAGGGGAAGAGCGGCTATCGTTCCGGAGATGATGGAAACTGCGTTCCAGACGGGCGCGTAGGTGAGCGCCGTATGCTCGGTGACGTTCTCTCCGGAAAGCGCCTGGGAGCCAAAAAGATTCCAGAGCGAGCGATCCCAGGCCTTGGGATCCGTGAGAGAGATCATGTTCTTGAAGAAATACCTGAGTCGTCCGAGGATGTTCACATAAATAGTCCTGATTGAAGATCGTTGAAACCGAATCGAGTCTTGCTATTGGCGGGATGACTGACTGTATGGCGGGATTATAATGGGGATGAAATTAGCGAGTCAATGGGGTAAACTTCTGCAAACTTCTGCAAACTTCACACTATTTTTTCTTCTTTGGGCGAAAAGCGGCATTTATCAATGGACGCCCGGGTAATTCTCTTCTGGCCGCCGGGCGTCACCTCAGTCTTGAGATGGCCATGCTCAATCCACAAGTAGACCGTTCTTTCTGTCACGTCGAAATACGCGGCCACTTCACTGACGCGAAACAGTTTCTTGTCGGGAAGGTCGGTCATGAGACCTCCTTATGATATCTTATTTCATTTTCAATTCTATCTATGAGAATTCTGTCATCGTATATGAGGCCGCTGCCCGTTTCCTTATACCGCTTATATTCTTCCCAGGAGAATCCATGATCTTCCAAGGCTTTCTGTAATGATGCGTTATCTTTATCCATAACCTCTCCTCATTTCAACACCGACTAAAATGGCTTCCCAAACTCGAGTCCGCATTGCCGGCACAAATGCGCCGAGAATTCTACCGGGACATCCTTCCCGGTCGGATTTCCCGCGGCCAGTTTTGATATGACGGACATCCTGCAGACCTTGTCAAAGAACTCGCAGCCGCAGGCCTCGCATTTCTTATGGACGGCCTGGCTCAGGTCGAGTTGTATCTGCTGGTTCCCGTATTGCATCCGCATCATTCCCTTTTCCATGTTCCTCTTCGCTTCTCCCATCTTCGCCTCCTTGACCGAAAGTAAGAATTCCCTGATTTTCATAGATCGATTTCTTCTGGCCGCCCCTCAGCATCGCCCGGCCCACGGCCATGATAAGCGCCACGGCACCGTCAATGCGTTCCTTGCTTTTTTCCTTGTCCGGTTTCTTATTTTCTGCCGGATCCGTCCTGATCGCCACGTTGGAGACCATCCAGGACAGCACCGGATTCCCTCCGTGCGCCAGTTCCTTGCCTTTGATCATTTTTTCGACTTCCTTGGTCGGCGCCGACATCGATGCAAAGCCCTGGCCGAACTGCACAAGCGTCCTCTTGCCCTCGACCTCGAAGCCGAGGTCCTGCAGATCGGTCGTGATCTTCTGCGATCCCCAGCGGTCAAAGGCGAGTTCCGCGATGCGATAATCGGCCATGTCCTTCTGGATCTGCGCGATGATGAACTTGTAGTCAATGAGGTTGCCCGGAGTCAGTGTGATGAATCCCTGCTTGGCCCAGACGTCGTATGGGACCTTGTCACGTCTGACGCGCTGCATCATATTATCGGCCGGAAGAAAGAAGCGGCAGATAACCTCATATAGTTTTCCCTGATTGACCGGCGGAAACAGCATTAGCCATGCAGTCAGATCGGATATCGACGACAGATCGAGCCCTCCATAACAGGTCCTGCCCCTGAGTATTTCCGGATCCACGGGAAAAGCGCAGGCATTCCAGACATCAAAGGGGATCCACCGCGTAACACTCTCTGTCCAGATGCAGAAATTCAGGCGTTTGACGATGTTCTGCTTCGAGGGCATGTTTGTCGCCTCGTCAACCTGCTCCCTGATGTATGACATTTGGATCGAGACGCCGAGGTTAGGGTTTGCTTTCGGCCACGTCTTTTCATCCATCCAGTCATCGCAATCCGGGCAGCCGTCCTGGGGAATGGTCTTGCCTTCTCCTCGGCACTTGTCACAAACGTCCAGACCGCTCATGTATCCGAACCATGAATCGTTCTCTATTATGCCCTCCAAGATCTTCTCGGTATATTCATGATGCTGGAAACAGATCGACTGGCGGTCATAGCCGGCGTTTGTGATCTCGAAGAATAAAGCCTGGCGCCGCCCTTTCGCGCCGAGGCGGAGTTTGTCGATCACCGTCGCGTTCGGATGTTCATGGATCTCATCGATCAGGGCGATGTGTGGCCGTTTGCCATCTAAGCCTTTATGCTCTGAAGACACGGGTCGGAAAAAGGAGTTGTTTAGCTTGTAGTCGATGTTGCCGACGCCGACATGCAGTTTCTTCTGCAGAGAGGGCGAACTTTCCACAAATGCCTTCGCGTCGCGGAAAAGTATGCCGGCCTGCTCCCTCATTGTTGCCGCCGAGTAGATCTCCGCGCCCTTCTCGTCGTCTGCCACAAGGCCGTAGATGCCTATGCCAGCCGCCATGGGGCTTTTGCCGTTCCCCTTCGCTATCTCGAGATATGCCGTCCTGAATCTGCGATATTTTCCCATTTTCCAGCCCACGATCGAACCGATGATGAATTGCTGCCACAATTCCAGGACGAACGGCTTGCCTGCAAATTCCCCCTCGTAGAAGCGAAGGAACATCGGGAAAAAATCTATTGCGTCCTGGGCAGCTTTCTTGTCGAACCACAATCCGGAAGATCGTCTTGTCCGATATTTCTTCAGATCATCGAGATGTCGCCGGCACGCCAGGCGGACCCATCTGGATGCCGGGATCTTTCCGCAGCAGACATGCTCTGCATATTCCTTTGTTGGGTGCGGCGCCTTACTTCTCATTCTTGCCTCTTAGAAATTCCTCCAGGGGATCCTTTTCCTTCCCCTCCGGGATGTCGAAATTGCCGCGGTTCGAGAGCGGCGTGAGATAGAACTGCTTGCAATAGACCAAGAGGAGATTTGAATATTTGCGTTTCAGGTCGGAGAGTGCGCTCTCCTTCAGGACCCCAATTTCAACATCTGCCCTCTCTTCGGGTTTCGCATCGGCTTTATTTTCAGTTTTTTCACTCGCCTTCTCGCCTCCCTGGAGGAGTGATCGGCCCGATTCATTGATGGCAGCGTTTATATCCCGCAAACGCGCAACCAAGTCGCATAGTTCCGCGAAGGCATCCTCCGATAAAATGTTCAAATGTCCCCTCGCAATGATAACTAGGGCGGTTTTGTCCCAGAAAACTGATGCGTAACCGTCAAGTAGGGGCGGTTTTTTAATATCGCCGGTCAACATTACTGCGCTTCCGCGCCTTTTCTTCTTCTCTGGTTTTCCCCTCAAAGAAATCTCATGCAATTTCTTGCATTTAGGCGAGCAGAACAGCTTATTAGGCCTTCCCTCGAAGTTTTTTGAGCAAGGTTTGTATTTACATGGCTTAATCATATTCTTCTTCCAAGGGGCAGTTCTATCAAACCTATAAGTGGGCGGTCACATACGCGAGACTGCGCACACGGTCAAACCGGCGAATTGTTTTAAGATTTTATGCCCCCTCCCCATCTGATGGGCGTTTCCTTCCTTTCGTGACAATCATTGCATAGACTCATTAGATTATCCCACACCAGCCTCAATTCTGGGTGCGTCTCTATTGGCTTGATATGGTGCACCATAGTCGCGGCCACGTCCTGCCCTTCCTTTAGATGTTCCTCGCATAGGGGATCCGCTGCCAGCTTCATCTTCCGCAATTTCTGCCACGTCGCATCGTAACCACGTTTTCCAGAGTTGCCACGTTGTTCATCATATAATCTTATCTCTTTCTGCCGATGTTCTTCGCATCGTCCGCCATCGGTCAATGCAGGACAGCCAGGATATCCACACTGCTTCTTTGGTTTAGATGGCATAGTCATTATCCTTCTGCGCTTTTGCAAGCGCTTGCACCGGGACATCGATCATGCCCTTCGAGATCAGGCATTCCAGATCATCGACTGCCTCGAAGAAGAGAACGGTTGTATTGAATGCTATCTTCCAGCGCTCAGTATCTTTGTCTTCCCCGGCTATGCCAGGATCGAAGAATAGATAAGGCCGGCCCTTTCTCTGGTAGAGGTGAATCCCCCGGTCATTGTGCATCTTCATATATTCGGATAGGCGGACGACGGCGGCGCTGTCCTTCCAGGACTGCGGGCCAACAGGGGCCGCAGGTTCGGGTTCTTTCCCCTTCAATGGATCGTATTTATCCATCAATTTATCGAGGTTCATGTCATCCCCTTGCCTGGCACAGGTGGAACAGGCTGGCACAGGCGGCTGGCACAGGTGAAATGTCAATCATTCCGCTTCTGTCACAGGTGGAACAGGTGTTTTTTATAATAATCCAGATATTTCTAAAGGAGAGAAAGCGAATTACCGCGCGCGCGCGCGCATGTGCAATAGGTGGATTTTTGCCTGTTCCACCTGTGCCACCACTTAAAAACTCAATAAAATCATATCCAAAATGGCACAGGTGGGCGCCTTTTTGCCTGTGCCGCGCCTGTTCCACTTGTGCCAGTGTTGAAATCATTGAACAATTCTCCTTAAAATCGACCGGTATTTTCAATTTTGGCGCGTTAAATCCTAGGGGAAAGGGGGAAGAGCGCGCAAAAAAACATTTTTTTAGTGCTTTTCAGGAACGGACTTGACCTGAATCCCCTCGATAACACGTTTACGAATTCCATTCGTGCGCGGCTGATACTGCTTCAGATTGCTCACGGCCACATAGAGTTCGCGAAAGAAGTTCTCCCGATTCAGCGCCGTGTACCCATTCTTTCCGCAGTAGCTTTTGTAGTCATCGTACAAATCCTCCTTGGCGACCTGGTAATCATCGCCGATATCGCATTGATCGTCGACGTAGCAGAGAACCGGGTTATTGATGCGCCGATAATCCATCATCATCAACCTGGTCTCTTCGGCCATCGTAAATTTCTTGTTCTTCGTCAACCTGGCGAGTCCCACGACCGCCCAGGAGAAGATCTCTGAAAGTTCGCCTTTCAGAACCTCAAAGAGTTCCGGGTCCTTGTCGGGATCATCATCGAGAAATTGCCGCTTGAAACGAACGGGCAAAACACGGCGAAAAAAGCCATCCGAATTGTCGAGCACGCGGGGAAGGCGATTCGCCGCAAAGGCAAGTTTGCAGTATGATGAAAAGGTAAAGGTGTTCTTATGCTTGAATGCGGCGTTAATCGGGTCTCCGGATGTTATCGCCTTGAAATAAGGGCTCTCGATGGCCTTTGCGCCGACCTCAGTGCTGATATTGAGAAGTTTGTTATAGAGCGATGACCTCTGAAACTGATCTTCGAGATCCTGAAAAGACACGGCCGCGCAATTTTCATCGCCAACCAGCTCCTTCATCACTTTCAGGAACGTGCTTTTGCCGTCTGCGCCTGGCCCAACCAAAAGCAGGCATTTTTCGAATTTTGTATGCCGCACTAAGACGTATCCCAGAAATTCCTGCAATTGCGCGATCGCCTCAGCGGTTTTCACAGTTTGCTGCAGGTAGAGGAGCCAGCGCGTGCACGTCTTATCCGAATCCGGATCAAAAGAGACGGGCAGCGAGTATGTGCAATAGAATTCCCGATCGTGCGGCTTCAGTTGATATGTGATCAGATTAAACATCCCGTTTTTGAGGCATATCCAATCCGCCTGGTCATTGACCTTCCGCCCATGGGGAATGGTGCAGAGCATTTTGACCTGGTAGGTGGCATCTTCCGCTCTGCTTTTTTGCGATTCATTATGCAGATATTTAAGGCAGAGATTTCGAACGTGGTCCTCATCGAAATCTTCCCAGTAATGATCGTTCCAGCGATACATTAAGCCCGTCTCGGGATCTGAGAGCAACGCCAGATCACCCAGGATCTTGTTTGCGAGCAAGCGTGGCTTGAATGACATGCGATCCTTATGGACACCCCGGGCAAAAAATATTTCAGGGCCCGCGGGGGCGGCGTCATCGATCGACGTGTACGTGGCCGCCGTTTGCGCGAAAATCTTTGCTTGCTTGACGACCTCGCGGAAATCATCGATCGTTTTCCCATGTCGAACGAAGAAATCCGTCAGATCCTGCCCATGCTTCTCAGGATATGCGCCAGATTCATCGATCCCCATGAAGGATGGCCATTGTATCAGCCGGATGGACTTGGCCGTGCCCATGAGCGCCTGTGCCGCGAAAGTAGCGTATTTCTGGCCAGGTTCATCAGCGTCATAGGCTATGATCACATCACGGCCCTTGAAAGGAGTCAGGTGATCCACAGGCCAGTTCTTGAGCTTAGAAGTCTGCGTAATGGCATTAAAGCCGCGATCGGGACCATATACCGCGAGTGATAAAGCACAAATCGTATCCGTCTCTCCCTCAGATAAGATGACCTCGCCGTCGGGATATAACGGTTCTGCCGGGAAAAGCCTCGATGACCCCGTCGACCGCGCGAAGGAGATCATCTTATATTCCTTCGCGCCCTGATGATACAGGCGAATGTTGACTAGGCTGCCCAGCGAGTCCCGGATCGGGATGGCGATTTTCTCCGGAGTTTTTAATTTGATTAAAATGCCCTTCTTCGTCAGGCGGTGTGTTTCAAGACGAAGATCGAGTATCTCGATCACCCTCCTGGACCATCCGCGAGTCTTTTCAAGACGAGCGATCCATTGATCAGGCAACGCGGGAAACATCTCCCACGCCTTATTCATCATTTCCATTGTCTTCTCGTGACTGAGAGGTTCCGCTTCGCCTCCTCCCGTGCCCTTCGCCGCCGCGCGCTCCCGTTTTTGATCCCCCCCAAGGGGGATAGCAAATTTTTCACAAAATGCCTTGAAACCTTCGATCTGATTAAGGCCGTTGACTTCGCTCCAGAGCTTCAGGAGATCGCCGGCGGCGCCGCATGAAAAGCAGTTGTATTGGTCTTTTCGGAAATTGTAGGAAAAGGAAGGATTCGATTCCGAATGAATGGGGCAGAGGCCGTGCAGTTCGCCTTTTTTGTCTTCGGTGGACGTGACTTTAAAGATATCCTTGGCGATGTTTTTGCGATCGGTCTCTGAAAGATGCTTTTTTGCGATGCCCAAAATAACCGTCTTCGGCGGGATGCGGCTGATTAGCTGATTTTTTTAAATTCTATTACCCATACCCAGGGATTACTTGACCACGGATGCTTCTTGCCGTTGAGGGAATCCCAAAGAGAAGCAAATTGCCTGACGTAGTAAGGCAAAGATTTACCGCCAAAAATGCGGTCAAGCTGGTCGGTGCGTTGCCGTTCATCCAACAGCCTATAAAAATCAATCTTTGTAATTCCCTCCTTAATCGCACCTTCCTCCGTTATCTCCTGCAACCTCTCGACCCTGACGCTGACGATCTCAAGCGTGATGCGGGAAGCCCAGCCGGGCATGTGAATGGAAGGTTTCCACTTTGCGCCAGTCGTTACGGGATCACCTGATGCCCTATAGCAAATTGTCCGTTTGTCGGTAGGATCAGGTAGGCACCATGCTTCCCATACCCACAGCCTGTCGCCGGGGATGCCGTAGGGACAAGGAAATCCATGTTCATATGCCCTCTTCGTAAACTCTGCAGTTCCCGATGGCCACCAGGCAATCCACCCATCAACACGGGCAGGATGAACATCGCCAGCCCACGTTAAACCATCCCATGCCTTTTTAACTATTCGGCGCGTCATGGTCTTCCTGCCGTCCAGGATCGCCTTGACCATGGGACCGCTGAATATGATCGGATGTTCTTTCATCTCAACTGCCCTATGAAATCCTTGATGTCGTCCATGCAGCCTACGTTGAAGACGCAGTTCGGCTCAGGAAAGAAACAGTACTGCCGCCAGGGACCGTACCATCGAACAAGACCGATCGCCGTGCCGCTCCGGGAATTCATGCAGGCGTATACCGACGTCTTCGGCCTCTCTGTGAGTTTGACGAAGTAGATATATTTATATTCAGTCTTCATGATGTCCTCCATGGCAGATCGTCATGCGTCCGGCCATCGAGCATTCTATTGGGGAAGAATCGAATGGCGTTGTCCTCACACGCTTCATATAACTCATCGAGATTTCCCCATTGTCTAACCTCATCACACATCCAATTCTTTTTCTTATTGCCTATTTGCTTGAAGAAGAACGGCACACCTGCAGCCGCGCATTGATCTCTGACAGAGCGAACCCAATCCGGATGCATCGGCCTTGCGCCTGCGCCTGTCTCGCCGCCGAGAATGACGGCATTAATCGCTTCTGCCGGAGTTGGCATATCTCTTCCTTGTCTAACCTCATTGAAAGCCCACGATCTCCATGTTGCCCTAATATCGATTGCCCCCAGCATCGGCTCGATCGATATGCCCCTATTCGCTTCATCGATTTGAAGCAGTTCTGGAATAATACGATCGGCCTCTTCCTGATTGCAGACTGTCGGAATGATCCAGAGATTAGGGATTTTTGCCAGCGCTTCCAGCGTCACAGAAAAAGGCTGATCACCAGACCAATGCTCGGAATGCCACCATCTGAAGTCTTTCCATCTCTCCACGCGCTTCGTGACGAGCAGGAACGTGTCTTGCTGGCATCGTTCGTCGCATATGACGTCCATGGCCTGTGCGACAAAGTCAAATGGAACCTTAGGATGCAGCAAATCATTCCAGATCGCCCACGTTCGGGGCTGCCTCTTCTTCTTCGGGATGGCCAGATTCAGGCGGTCGGGAAATATTCGCACCGTCCCGTTAAAAGTCGGAATGCCATCCTTGAGATACGTCAACCCTTCATATTGATCCACGATTTTCGGATTCTTTTGATGTTGTCGTATGTATGCGCCGGCAGCGCTCCAGCAATGCATGCAACCAGGACTTACGGGGCTGCATCCACCGGTCAGCTGCCAGGGAAAATTCCAGTATCTTTCGCCTTCAATTTTCATATGCCGGCCAAAATAATCTTCATAACAGCGTACCCAATTGGATCGTGTGTAAACCAACGCACCGGTTTATTCTTTTCTCCAAACCATGCAAGGTGCCTGTTCCACCATCATCAATAGCAATTATCTCAGGCACTGACGGCCTCCTGGGCGGCTATCGTGCCTTCGCCTTTGCAGTCGGGACATTCCTCCTCACAATCTTCATCGAGGTAACATTCACCCTTGCACTTTGGGCAAACTGTCTCGCCGTCCGCCTCCATCAGCCTCTCCGTTCGCGTACGCAAGTCGAGGATCTCCGCGGGCACCTTGCCGGCCAGGTCCACGCCGCTCTCGAGGATCACCCTGATCAGTTCCTCTTTTTTGCAGGTCGTAAACTTGCCCCGTTTCTTGCCCAGGGTCTCGAATAGGAACGTCTGCGCTTTCTCGTCCGCAAAGATGCCGAGCTTTTCGCCGATTTCGTGGATCTCTCCGATCGTCTTCTTATCGAGATAGCTACGGTTAAGCCTCCATTCATCAGCGAGCGATATTTTCAAATGATCAGCAATCAGGCTGAGCATAGAACTGAAATGGTTCGACTGCAGGACAATCCGCGTTGCCGCAATCTGTAGATTCTCCCTGACCTTATCGACATACATGCCTGCGATCTCACTCCAGAGCCGCTCCAGACTGACGTGGAAAGAATTTTGATCCTCCCTGATGATCTTCCGATCTTTTGCGAATTTGATCTTCGCGTCGTCGTTCGATTTGAGGATAGAGAAAAGTGCGGTCCTTAATACGTCCGGATCATCACTTCCCCTGGCGGAGAGAACCGCTTGGATGCGTTCGTGATAAAATTCTTCGCGGAAGAAAGCGCCATGCCAATCGACGCGGGGCCCTTCTTTTGGAGCGGCTTCACTTTGTTCGCCTCGACGAGTCTTTTTCGTTTCTCTCTTGCGCGTTGCCGCCGGCATACTGTCGTAGCACGATTTTTTACCAACGCACGACTGCTTATGCTCTGTCTTCCCACGCAGGCTAACAATTGAGACGAAATCCGGGCAGCCACTGCATTTTTCCCCAGGCTGTCTTGACCACTCCTCAAACTCATTATGCTCATTGTATTTGATCGTGCCGGCAAAACGGAATCCATTAGTGCCGGCCTGCTTTGCAAATTTCTTCCAATTTTTTGTGAGCCATTTTCCCTGCTTGCTTTTGAAACAGGAAGAATCGAGGCAATGAGTGGTTTTCGTTGAAGTCACATCGCCGAACATTTCCCTCTGGACATCAGAGTTGTGGCGACATGCCAGACATCCTTCTTCTTCAATGTTGAACTTCGCCCATGCCAACTCGGTTGCGTTGTTGTCGATCGAAATCTGTAGTTCATGCACCGATGGCTGACCGCGCCATTGGTTATACTCGAGTAGTTCCTTCAAGCAATTTTTGATCTCTCCCGGATCCTTAAGACGCATGAGTTGTTCGCAGTGGCCATACTTGATCTTCCCTTCCTCCCAGGCCTTGAGTGCCGGTTTAGGGAGCTCCAGAACAGCGACTCGCCGCTGAATGTAGCGCGGATGGATCCCGAGCCTCGTCGCCAGTTCCGGCAGCCCATCCTTGCCCTTTTTATCGAGATATGTCTTGAATGACTGAGCCTCCTCAAGTTCCGTGAGATCCTCGCGCTGCAGGTTCTCGATCGTCATGGCGTCGAAGGCTTCTTCATCCGTCAGATCCTTCACGATCGCCGGGATCGTCGCCTTCTTCACGCCACCGTTCTTTTCCCCGACGGCCATGGCTGCGCGCCAGCGCCGCTCACCAAAGACGATTTCGAATTCCTGCTTTTTCCGCTTGTCGGTCATCGGCCGCAACAGAATTGGCACGATAACGCCTTTCACTTCGACTGAGGCGACGAGTTCGTCAAATTTCACGCCCCCGAATTCCTTCCTCGGGTTCAGCGGATTCGGGGCGATGTTGTTGAGCAGTACTTCCTGGTATGGTTCTTTACCTTTCATAAATCCCTCCTTGGTTCGTTGATCTCAGGCGAAAATTCTCTTTTTAATTTTCGCTTCCAATTTCGCGATAGCAAAAATGGACGGCTTCAGTTCCGCAGGCGTTTCTCTGTATCCGTGTTGATTCAGCAACAATAATTCCGTTCTGCTAACAGGCATCAAATTTTCGATGACGCAATTCTCTTTATTGCCGTCTCTGAAAGCGAGACACATACCGTCAGGCACCGGGCCGTTAATCTTCTCCCAAATATGAACATGCTTCAGTTTGAACCTAGTCGGATAACCGGTGTATGGATCGAGTTCGGCGACCTTTAACAATGTGTAGCCATCTTTTGAATCAATGCGCTCGGATCCAAGGGGTTTCCGATTGGGCGGTACGTTTCCCTTCTTGAAGCTCGTCCTATTGGGTCCCGTCAGGCCTTTTGTCCCCTTGTTCATTGGAACAGAGCCTTTCGGATAGCGCCCGGTCCGTCCCGACAATATTCTGCGGTTCTTCAAAAATGCCTCGACCTGCCTCGGTCTTTTATTTATCGAAAAATGAGTATTCAATGCGATCGTCAATTCAGGTACCGTGAGACGCCTATATCCCTCGCGCAGAAATTCTGCCTGCTCCGGATTCCATGCGATGAGAGTGCCGACAGGATTTCCCACCGTTCTCCCAGATTTGATTTTGTATCGACATAGGACAGCATTGATCTGATCATACGTCTTCGCGGTATCGAAAGTGGCATTGAAGGCGATCGTCAGTTCCGGGATCTTCATGAGCGGATAGTTAGCGCGTAGAAACGCGATATGCATCTCAGTATAGATTTTTTTCATTTAACGGCTTTGATCTTGTCGGCTCCGTCCTGGTTGAGCATACCGAGCATGGAATTGCTTACTGCGTTGATTGCGGATCAGTCCTTCACTCAGAGCCTTCGTCGCCTCGAAAACGAGACGCGCATTGTTGATGATTTGATTGGCCACACCCGTGATGGCCTTGGCCCGACTCATTTCCTCCTGAAGTTCTTCGCTCTTGAGATCCGCATCATTCAGGCGCTCCAGTTGCTCGAAAAGATGGTTATTTAGGTGTATCAATTTGTTCTTCATCCTCTGCTCTCCTCTATTATGCCGCCTCCGCCCATCTGCTCGATGGCGTGTCTTGTGACCTCCTGGCGCGCCACGAACGCCCTGATCTCATCCAGGTTCTCAAGTACCGCCTTTGCTCCGCGTTCGCCGAGGACCACGGCCGGCCCATGTTCTACCGGCACGTCCAGGACCGTCTTCTTGACGCCTCCAAATTCACAGATTCTCTCAGTCGCCTTCTTCAGTCTGTGCACAGTCACCTCAGGTTCTTCCCGATGCGCACATGCCGATTATCCAAATGGTCCCGGCGATTCCAATGATCACGCCGATCAAAACTCCGCCCCAGAATGGATTGCTCATCAATATTTCCATGATAAAATCTCCTTGTATTCCCCTTTCGCGAAGGGGAAGAAAGAAAGGGTCGGCCCGGGGAGGAGGTTTGAACCCCGGGCCTGCCGTGGGGAGTTAACTGTGGATTGTCGCCTCACCCCGATGTTTCAGCAGATCGTTTGCTGCGGTCCTGTTTTGCGTCAGACGTCCGAGACGTGCGTTCATGTCTCTCACAATCGCCAGGGCCGACCGTTCCTCCGCCCTGGTCAGGATATCGCGCCTGGCGTTCCTCCTGAGCCATGCCATGACTATAATTGTGAAGAGGATCACCGCCGCGAAATTCGGCCAGGGAAAATACGGGCTGTCACCGCCGGCGAAGAGCAGGCATGTCATGGCGAGCAGGCAGATTAAGAATTCGATGATCCTTTTCCAGATGCGCTTTTTCATTTCAAACCTCCTCATTCTTAAAATAATCCTTGAGCGCTCGTTTAACGCCGAGTTTCACTGCCTCCTCTATAATCCAAAAGAGAAGCCAGGCAGCGCAGATCATAAAAGCGAGAATTAATAAATACAGCGTGATTCGATCATCCATACAATCTTCCTGGATTCCCGCCTTCGCGGGAATGACATTTATTGTCCGCTTGGGACGAGGTCGGAATGCGCCACACTCCGCCTCTCGATTTCTTCTCCCCGGTCACAGGCGGGAGTATGCCAGAATCTGTGTGACCCTCGGCGTTCGCCACGCCACGGCTGGCTCGGCCCGTGGTTATCTCCCCGCCCCAAATGGACAATGTTAAATGAACCGGCATTTCTGCCCTTTCTCATTTATAAAATATTTCTGCTTCCCATCGTAGAAGACAACCGATATCTTGCGATCCAAACCGTGCTTCTTCAGGAGGCGCTGGAATTCTTTTTTCTCCTGGAGTGATCGCCATTCGTATGCCGCGGCCGCCGGTGACGTCAGCACAGGCCAATAAATGAACGCCTGAAATCCCATGATCATGACTAGGCAAGCGATCAGATATTTCATCGTCTCTCCTTCCTGCTCTCGCACTCGACGCAACGCACGGCATCCGGTTTGGCCTCAAGTCTCTTTGGCGGGATATCGAGCCCGCAATCCACGCAGTAAGCAATTCCATCGATGACCTGCGCCCGCTCCGGAGGCTCGAAGAGATCAATGCCGCGGCGCTTCAGATAATTATCCACCGATTGCTGAATTTCCCTGTCATTCTGCTGAGCCCTATCGATGATGTCCATGCGTCACTTCACGAGTCCCACGATTTTCTTGAAAACCTCGATTGCTTTTTCCGGATCAGAATCCTTCAATTCCTTTACGTCGTCCGGCGTAAGCAAGAGACAGCCGCAATCGCGCGCGATTCTTTTCAGCATCCAGTAATCCCTGAGATCCCTGGTAAGCTTGACCAGCCATTCGATGGGCGCATAGTAAGGGTTTCCGCTTGTCGTGGAGCGGTTCGGGTTGATGACGTTGTAGAAGTGATTCCTTGAGATATCGTTCCTGCGGAAGATATCAGTGCGCTCTTCATGCCTGGCCGCCCTGTCGATCATCTTGTCGAACATCTCGCCATAGGAATCGGACATTTATGCCCTCCTCAAAACAAAAAAGCAGGTCGAATTTCGTGCTGGAATTTCGACCTGCGAATTGGATATCCAGAATGCCGCTGATCTGTGGTGTTGCAAAGGTTTGCGGCTGCGGTTTATTCTGCAGCCGATTGAAGGAGGTATAAAGTTGATGTGCGTCATGCCGGATCCTTTTCTGGTTGAGAAAGTTTTTATTCCGTGCTATGCAACGCTTTCAAGCCGGTTCTGCGGGAGCATCCCGCCAAGAATCCCCCGCATGACCGGCAGAGCGGAAAAGGGCCTTTCCGCGTTTTCTTCTCTGCATTGAAGGAGATTGCTTATGAAACAAGGAGACATATTCATACAAATTATTCATGAGGTTACGGGCAAGCCAAAAGAATTTGCCGCTGAAATGCTTGAGATCTTTAAGTCAATGATCCCCGGGCCGACTAAATTTGATGAAGAGATATCCGACGAAGAAGCTGAAAGTCTACTAATTGAACTTCGGAAAGAAAAAGAGGGAATTGCCAAGTTTATCATCGACGGTTACCTTCGCTTTTTTTTGCGGAAATCGCCTCCTTCAGGCTCTGCTTGATTGCAATGCCGATAAATTCTTGAAATTCGGCCTGCAGTTTTGGATCCGGAATTGTTTGATTAAGGAATTTTTGCCATGCGGTCATAGGTTCCTCCCATTTTTAAATTTATGAATCTGGGACGGAGAAATAAACTAATCTAAACGTCTTGTCAAGAAAAAAAACGCATAAATCTGATTATATTTTATTCGCTAAGAATATCAGCAAGATAGTCTCTGATAATGGGGGGAAATATGCTGTCGCGGCAGCTTTGAATGTAGTTTATGACTCCATCCGCAGATGGTGCAAGGGAGAAAATCTGCCCGATGGTCAACAACTCCTCGCCATCCGTGATAAATTCAATGTCTCCATCGACTGGCTTTTTACGGGCACAAGACCTTATGCGGTTCCCGCTGATCTAATAAATGACCACCGGGTGCGAGAACATCGCTGCGAATTCTGCACCACGATTTCGGAAGAGACAAAAGAAATTTGCACAAAAGTGAAAAATATTATAGAATCCGAACATCCTATCATCGTGCATGGAATAAAGGTTGCGATTGAAGTCTTAGAGGATGCCATCAAGCAAACCGAGGAAATTAAAAAAATCAGAGAGACGGCAACCAAACTTCGGAGGAACTGGAAACGTACGGAGTTGTCATTGGTGGAAGGAAATATAGAGCCGATTCCCCAGCGGAGAACGTGTGACCCGTGTCCCCTCTTAACGCATCCCGACACAGAACAGCGAGACAAAAAAATATGATTCATGTTCATTTTTAGTCAATAGGAAAGGACATTATGGATGCCGTCGCTTTAACATTCTTTTTTGCGATTCTTTTCTTCGCCATCGCAATAGCCATCCTGCGATGGGTCCTGCGCATCAATCATATCGTCGATAGACTGGATCGCATTGTAAACCAACTTGAGAGCATCATCAATGCGTTGAAGGCCGGTTTTAAGATTGAAGAGACCAAATAACTGGATTCCCGCTTCCGCGAGAATGACATTAGGACCAACGCATCCCGCCAAAGGAAAAAAATCATGAAAAGGATTCTGATCATCGCAATCGTGGGAGTCATGCTGGCGGGGTGCATGCCCAAAATGACAGCGCCTAATTCTGAAGAATTGCAGATTGAAAGAATATTTCAAGTACGCAATCTTGATAAAGATGAAATATTTGAACGGTCAAAGATGTGGATGGCAAAGAACTTTAAATCAGCAAAATCCGTCATCGAATATGAAAATAAAGAAAAAGGCGTAATCATAGGAAATGGCACTACAGATATATATATAAAAATAACCCTCCCTCGTATAGTCGCTACATTCACGATGCAAGAAGATATCAAAGATGGAAAGGTTCGCCTGAAGATCGATAACGTTCAGCAGGCGGGGGGATATCCGATTTATTCAGAATTTAAAAAGCCCGTTCAGAACGAGATAGAGCTTTTAACATACGGTCTTCAGATATATCTCACGAACCCCACCAACCGGGAAGACTGGTAAATCTCTAAGCCTTCTTCGCGTTCATCACCGCCGCAACTGTCGGCATTGCGGAAATGGATGTCGGCAAATCCGCCTCGACGAGAACGCCCTTGGTCATCAGCGCCGCCACGAGGTCACATAGAGGGTCGGGCAACGGCGGAGGCGGCTGAGACGTCCATTGCGTCCCGTCCCACACGGGAAATTCGCAAGGCGCCAGTAATGTAAAGCCCTCAGGGATTGCTCCTACCTCTGCAATTATCATTTCACTGGCATCCGACGTCTTATATATCCTGGTTCCTCTGTGATCTTCGATCTGCGTCCACGCTCCGTTCTTGAAGATCCGCGCATTGCCTTCCGCTGCATCAGGCGGCGCCACTACGGTCGAATGCGCGGGCATTAGATAAACTTCTTTGCCCTGATTCAGCGACTCAAGCGGATCAAGGGGAGCATCCTGCGATCCGATGTATTCCCCCGTTTGCCAATGGCAATTATAAATTTTCATAAACACTCCTCTAATAAAAAATTATCGGCATTACATATTTATTGCGCGGTCGAGTTTCGTTGCCCGCCGCAGAGTTGCCTGTGGCCAATGTGACGTAGGTACCGGTCGCACCACCCAGCACATAACTTTTAGGCCCCCCACCATTGTCTGTGACATTGTAAATAGGGTGGGAATGCGCCACTACATCATCGTTTTCCTCCGTCCCTACGTGATCGCCGGCAACCATGGTCGCTCCGGCGACGGCCACCGCCGTTCTTGAAGCGCGGTCAGGATCGACTCCTTTGCCGTGATCCCAATATCTCGGGAACTTCCCTCTGTCATCAGGAAGATTGAAACTATAAATATCCGCCGCACCATAAATGGTCCCGATTACGGAGAATAG